CATTTTCTGGTGTCTTGAATGCCATATCAGATAGGCTTGCTCCGTGACCCTTTTGTCTACGCTTTAGCTCATCAGCAGCAATCATTTTTGCTATAGCGGCTGGTGTCATCTGCTTTTCTGGGGTGGGAGTAACTGCTGAGTGAATTCCATGAATCTCTCTCCAGTTTACGGATCTTGCATCTGACAATCTCTTAATCATTGCATCATAAACAACTTTTTCTTCTGCGTTTAATCCAAACCTTGCTACTGTTTGTTTTAGTTTAGGTAGCGCATCTTCAATTTCACGAAGCATTCTCTCGTGATATTGATCTGCGGTCATTCCCTTTGGTATATTGTGGGTAGACTCAGCAAAGAATCTTTTAGTGTTGCTTCCCTTAACTCCAAGCAGATTAATCATAGCTTGTTCTCTCATAGAAGGCATTAGGCCAGAATAATCTCTTAGTCCTGAAGCTGCGCCGAATACTCCAGCTGGTCCCACATCAGAAAGAACATTTCCAGAAAGATTTCCTCTTCCTAAATCTTTATCTCCACGTAAAGCAGATGCAACTAACTGTCTAAAGTACTGATCATTTGTAAAGTTTGAATCTGTTGAGGCAAGTGTTGGATCATACTTAGACTCTAAAGCCAAAAGCTTTCTTTTCCCAGTTGGGTCTGTTGGGTCTTTCATTACAACAATCTTTTGTTTTGGAGCATGCAATCCATGAACTTCACGAGCAATTTCAGTTGCTCTCATTTCTGCTAGCGCTGCCTTTTCGTCAAGTACTGGCTTAACAAATACTTTTTCTTCACCCTTTAGATAAAGTCCACCAATTCCTGGGACTGGGAAGCTTCTTCCAGATGTTGGCTCTAGAAGCTCTCCATATTCTGTTACTGGCTTCTTTGCAAATCTTGAATCCTTTACGGCGAGGCTTGCCTTTTCCATTGCAGCTCTCATAGCTCTTTGCTGCTCGACCTGCTTTATGGACTTTGCCATTCCAAGGAATACTGTGCCTCCTGGGAATAATCTTTGTGCCATTTGTCCAGGGATTTCTCCACCAGAATTAGCTGAAATTCTCTCCTGAATAGGGAGAGCTTTTCCTCTTGTGAGAAGAAGCCTCATCATCTTGGTCATCATGTGACCTCTTTGAATTACTGGGAGTCTCTTAAGAGTTGTGATGCTTGTCCGTACTTAAGTTCCTTTGCAAGCTTGTCTGCTGTGAACTGTGCTGTTTTCTGACTTAGAGGAACCTTATCTTCAAACTTTCCGCTGGTCATTGATCGTAGCCAGTTTGTAAACCTATTTATAGTATTAGTTCCAGCCTGTGCATTATATGCATTACCTGTGGTCCTGTTACTTCTTACTTGTCCATCTTCTTCTGTAAATAAATCTCTGTCTGGGCTCAGATGCTCTGATGCATAATCAAATGTTCCATCTGGGCGTGTAAATCCGCTGATAATTCTTTGTAGGTTAACCTGATCGATATCCATTCTTGACATCATGGTTTCAACTAAAGCTTTTGTTGGCTTGATAGCTGTGATCTGTGGACGCTTTCCAGTTAGAAGTTCTTCTGGCTTATCTTTCCAAAGTAAATCTCTGTACTTAACCATCTTAGTTGTTCCATCTGGCATTACCTTTGTTCTTCCAAGACCTTGCATATCAATGTATGTTTGCATAGCTCTTGCTTGATCTATTCTTATTGCGTTAAATTTAGCTCTATCTATCTTGCCAGTTCTAGGGTCTGTAGCTCTTGCTATTGCTGAATCGTAATCTCTTTTTGCCATACTAATTGCTTCATCTTCAGAAAACCCTATATGATTTAATACAGCTGAGTCGTGTAGTACAACTCTATTCTTTAAAGATGCATCATAGTTTGGATCGGTGTTTCTTTGTAGCCAAGCCTTAAGCCCCTCAAAAATATTCATTGAGATTCCGCCGCCCTGAGACCTACCTAGTCCAGATGTATTTCCAGGACCTCCATTTAATGCATACATAAGAGGCATATTCTTTTGTGCAATGCTTGGTGGGATGACTGCCTCTCCAGGTGTTAATACTACTGGTACTTCTCCGCCTTGTTCTGCATAATATGACTCGCCACCAAGAAGTTGATTAATAAATGGCTTATGCTCTTCAGTAGAAGCTTTATTAATTACAAAAGAGCCAGGAGCAGCTGTTGTGTGATACGTATCACTGTTACCAAATCCTGGCACGTATCCGCCCTTTTCAAATTTAGGTTTTGTTGTAGCTATGTTATATCCAGCGCCAGAAGTTCTTACTCCGCCAAGGGCTCTTGCAATTCTATCTGCCATCTCTTTAACAGAACCTTTGTGGAACATCTCTTTCATGTTTGACTTTCCAGTTGTTGGGTCAACAACTGGCTGAGATGTAAGAGGAACAATTGTTAGGTTGGCTGTTCTTCCCATAGATGTTGCAGTCATTGCAGTTGTTTCTGCAAGCATTGCTTCAACTGTTGCATTGAGCTGGATTATCTTTGCTCTTGCTGCTTCTACTGTTATCTTGTTGGCTTTTACTTCTTCTACAATAGCTCTAACTTCTTGTGCCGCCAAAGATGTTATCTCTGTAAATTGTGGCAAAAGGGCTTGATAGGAATCTGTTAGGCTAGCGGTTACGGTACCTGTTGCCATTACTTCAGCCTTAAGAGCTTTAATTTCTGCTTCTGACTGCATAGATATAGCTGCTGTCATAGCATGCCACTTAGCTGCTTCGTCAGCTACAATTCCTGTTGATGTTGAGCCTACAGATGTTAGTCCTGGAATCATTGGCAGGTCGCCATCCATGTAGGCTTGTGGGTTCTTGCCAATTCTAATATTTACTGGCTTTGCTCCTGGAACAGTTCCAAAAATTGTACCCATTTGAGGCATACCAGAAGGTATAAGGTGCGACATGTCTCTTGAGTATGGTGCACCAACAAGAGGATTATCTTTGTCCACCATTCTTGCTCCAGAAGGTGTTCCAGACATAATTACTCCACCAGCAACTGTTGTTACTGCTGGCTGAACAGATATCTTTGCTGCATTTGCTTTTGCTTCCAAGTTTACAAAAGACTCAGCTAATGTGTTTACAGCATTAGATAAAACTATTGTTGCTTCTGTATCTGTGTAGAAGGATGTGGCAAGCCCAGATGCTGCAGCTTCTGCTGCAATAATCTCTGGCGTTAGAAGTTTAAATGCTTGTCCACCTTTAGCAAGCTGTCTTAGGTGGAATATTCCTTTGATAACATAACCGATAAAGTTACCCATCACACCAGCCATCATAATAAGAGGGCCAGCAATTGCTGTTAATCCACCTAACGCATTTAAAAATGTTTTAACTGGGTCTGGTAGCTTCTTGAAGAAGTTTATTATTGAATCTACTACCTTCAAAACCTTTGTGCTTATTCTTAAGAACTGCTCTCCCACTGAGGCTAGGTCTGCCTGTACTGATGCCCATGCTCTCTTGAATTGACCAGATGCTGACTCTGTCATCATCTTTAATTCTCGCTCTGATATCTGTGCAAGATCTACTGCGCTAGCACCCATCAAGTCCATAACTTGTAGCGTCTGTGATCCCTGCTTTCCTAGGTTCTCAAACAATGCAGACATTCTGGCAAACTGGAACTTGCCAAATAGCTGCTCAATTGCTCTTGACTTATCCAAAGGATTTAGTTTATCTAAAGCACTCTGCAAAGAAACTATTGTTGCAGTTAAGTCGCCAGCGTTATTATTTACAATACCCTTTAGGTCAATTCCAAAAGAAGCAAACTGCTCTGTTGCAACCTTGGTTGGGTTAATAAGAGACGCCATTGCTGACTTAATTGCATTTGCACCTTCTGATGCGTTAACTCCGCCTTCTTTCATAGCTGTCAAGTACAGAGCAAGATCTTTTACATCTCCGCCCAAAGATTTAATTACTGGCCCAGCTTTAGGGATGGCCTCTGTTAGGTCTGCAAGGCTTGTTGATGTTTGGTTTTCAACTGCGTTAAGGAAGTCAATCGATTGCGCTAGTTCGTCTGTATTTTGTTTAAATGCATTTTGAATTGCAAGAGTTGCCTTCATGGCCTCTTGTCTATCCACTTCACCAAGTACAGCAAGTCTTGTTGTCTGCTGCGTTGCTGCTATAAGATCGTTACCTTGCTGACCAGTGGCTGCAAGATCTGCTGCCAGTGCAATTGTTTCTTTGTAAGCAACACCATAAGATCCAGCAATTTCTCTAGCTGTTGCCGTTACATCTTTTCTAACTTGAGCTAGGTCTGCAGATGAAGTTGCTGCAAGGCCGCCATAAACTTTTGTTAATCTTACTAGCTCTGCATCTGCTTCTCTAAATGCTTTTTGTGCTGCGGCTCCAAATGCCATTAATGGAACAGTTAGTCCTACAGTTAATTGACGACCTGCCCACTGTGTATTCTTACCCCAGTTAATTAACTGATTAGAGCCATCAAGCATGACCTTGTTCATAATTGCAGCTTCTTGTCTTGCAATTGCCATCTTGTTCTTTACTTCATCAAGACCCTTTGCAACCATAACATTGTATTGCATTAAGCCTTGAGCATTTTTACCAATAGGCTGAACAACTGCTTGCTCAAGCATTACCTGCTGCTTGGCAAGATCTCTAATTAATGTACTTGTTCTCTTTGTATGGCCGTTCCAAGCATTATAATAATCGTTGAGCTTGAGACGGCCTCTATCTAAGTTCTTTCCGAACTTGTCTACGTCTGAAGATAGTGATACAAAGTGTTGAGAAAATTGACCAGTTGAAGTAAGCGTTGTTGCAAACGCCTTGTTCATTACCGCAATCTGATTTGCAAGTTTTGCGTTTGTTCCAGCTGTTGTTTCTTGTAATTTTACGAGTTGGGCGGTAACCGCAGCTAGTTGAGTTCTTAAACTCGTGAAGTCTGCGTTGGCGGTAATATTGGTCGTTATTATATTATCTGCCATATATATATGTTACTCTATTCGGTATCCTAATCCAGCCCCAATGCCAAAACCAGCATCGCTGGCGAATGAGCCTTGTAGTGAAACAACATCATCTGCTGATGCTGTTATCCCAAGTGCTCTTCTTTTAACATCTTCGAAGGATGACCCCTCCTCATATTCATTACTACCTCCACTTAACTCAACACCCTGAATTGAAGCTAAGAACTTTCTTTTCTCTTCTTCAGTTTTTTGCATTGATTTAAATGTCTGGACCATCTCTGGCATTGAAAGATTATCTTCTAGTTCTTCGTAATTTTTCCAAATACCTAAAAGAAAAACCTCTCCCTCTAAAGCGGCTAAATCTAGTTCTGACCAGCCAGTACCGTTGCCGCTAGAAGGTTTGGGTCGTCCATCTTAATTCCTCCGCAAACTTCAAGAATGCGATTGATTGTTGGGACGTCAAGTGTATCTTCAAATGCGTCTTGATCTTTAACTAGCTCTGGAAGCTGCTTTTCTAAAGCTACTGCACAGGCCTCAATTAAAATTGTTAGTGTTTCGTCTTCCGATGTTACTTCTGCTGTCTTCTGAATGACTACCATAAACTTGCGAAGCTCTTTAATTGTTAAAGGCTTAAGCTTAACTGTTGCGCCATTTTGTAGTTGAATTTCTTCAACATCATATACTGTAGTTGCCAATTTAATCCTCCTAGGATTGTCTCTTAATTATTGTATCATATTCAAAATATCAGTGCAATAGAAAACCCCCTAATTTCTTAGGGGGCTTCTATTAATTAATTATATTAATTATACAGTCAAAACACGGTCAATAATGAATCCGTATTCCTGACCTGACTTGTCTGCATCTGGGAGCAAACGGAATGTAACTGGGAATGTTGATGCTGCGTTACGAGCCAAAGAGAACTGTGACTGTTGTACAGAAAGAACACGACGTGCATAGTATACACGCTCAGTCTTTGTTGCTTCAGATGTTGGAGCATTTCCTACTGCAATGAGCTGACGCTCTGTTGGCTGCTCTCCAAGAGCTCCACCAGCAAGACCAAGCTTGTCTTGTGCTGATAGAAGTGAACCTGTTGAATTAAGTGTTCCTGAAGCCTGACCGAATACTGTTAGAACGTTCTCAAGAGTACCTTCTGCCATTTCTGTAGCGATCATAACTTCCATTGACTCCTTGAACAGCTTTGCTGTATCAAGAAGCTGATCTACTGTAACTGAACCGTATGATGGGTTGTATGTTACCTGAAGACCGTTGTTTGTAAAACCTACGTTGCGATATCCGAATGTACCAGAAACCTGGTCGATATCATTTAGTGTATCTGCAAAAGATACACCAGACTCAAAAGCATAATCTCCTGCGCCTGGTTCTGCGTTTGCTTCGTATCCTGCTACTGTTACGTCTGTGTTTGAAATAAACAGTGGTGACGCACCAACGAGAATATTTTTAGCATTACCTTTACTTTGTGCCATGTTGTAAAACCTCCATTAATAAATAAATATATATATTGACTTACTTTTAATCTAAATCAAAGCTGGCTAGGCTTCTTCCTCTTAGCTAATTTTACTGGATAACTAGATTTAAAGCAACTAGTCGAATCTGCCGTCTGGGCCAGTGGTTCTTGAGTATTTGACCTCTAGGATGACGTCTGCGGACATGAAGCCTTTTAGCTCCATAGAAGGCTCAATTGGGGATGTTTCTACCACATGGATGCTGTGGAATATTAGCTTATTTGTTTCTCTTGAGTCGTTGGCATCTTTAGCAGAATCGTCCATTCTTCTAAATAGGTCCATAATTAAGTTTCTAATCTCGTAGACGTCTGTGATGTCTGTTGCATATATTGTAAATAATACCTTCTCGCAGGCTATTAGCCAGATGTCCTCAAAAGACATACCTATCTTATCATAGATTATGTGTTTCTTTCCATTTAAGAATTGATCTATTTCTGGTGCCTGCTGGACTGGAATAATTGGGATTATCTCTGTATTTATATTATCTGCATAATAGTCTTCTGCTTTAAATATCCCCGCCGCCTTTAGCTCTTTCCATAAAAACTTGCGAAGCTCAAACATTGCGTCGATCTTATAGTCTACTGTCATAGTGAGCCTCCAAATGCTGCGTGTAGTGATGCGTCTGCCTGTGATCTTATTTTACCAGGGGTAAAGCTATATTGCACCTTCTTTATATTCATAGGCACGTCTAAAGCCTTTGCCATTTTGGAATTAAATATTCTTTGAAGACCAGAAGATTTTATAGATGCATTTACAAGCTGCCCGCCAAAAAATCTTCCATACGACAAAGAAAATTGATGAGATGCTTGTGCTCCTCCAGGCCTCTTGACGGTCACTGAGGTGCCTTTAGGCATGAAGACTGTTTCACCACCAAGTTCAAATACAAGTCTCTCTGCTGACCTTGGACGGATTATTATGGGCATTCCAGCTTCCATCACATCAGCCTTGTTTGCAAATATATATCTTTTCTTTTGTTTTTTATTTTTAGAAGGAACAGATGATTTTGAAACCTTGAATTCATAGTTTATTTTAAATGAGAGCCCGTCCATATCAATCGTGTGTAATTTAAATAGTCTTGATGATGGAACTCCAACCTTATTCCATTCGTATACATGGTGAAGAGACCTTGGCTTTACTCTTGCTTGGGCATCAATATAGTTGCCAAAATCTTTCTCTATCTGATTAAATATTGTTGTTTTAAATAAATTTTTAAACTCAGCATTTGTTGTTAGCTTGGATAATACTGCTGCCTCATAGTATAAGAATGCTGATATTTGAGCAACAGTGCTGTCTCTTAAAATTCCTGGTGCTGAGCCAGCCATTAATCTTTCAAGTCCGCTGGCTGTTTGAATTAAAGCTACGCTAGAGTCCAATTTCCTGGTTCTCCGATCTCTTTACAACAGAGTTGTATGCAAGAACGTTACCAAATGGGTCAGTGATTGGAGTTGAGCTTATTACCTCAAATACTGTTGGTGTGCTGGTTGGGTAATTTAATTCTTTCCAAATTACATTTCCATATGCATCACGAACATTTGTGATCTTCTCACGATATGTTATCTGTGTTGAGGTTCTGATCTGTAGTGCTTGCTCGTTAGAATACTTATTGCTAAATGACTGCTTATCGCCGCTTCTATCTGTTGCTGAGTTTGATATAGTACCTTTTGCTGAGCACTGCATGGTTCTTGAATAGTGCCACTGCTTTTTAATTGCCCCAGTTGATGGATCTTGTCTGTCTTCTTGTACATAGACATCAAGATTCATTGTCATCAATGATTCAATGAGGCCATCCATTTTATATTACAACCATAGAGTTTATGACATAAGGATACAATAGCTGATCGGCGTAAGCGTTACCAGTACCATTATATGCCTCTGACCCATACTCAAACTGCCAATCGAAAGTCTTTATTGTCTTCAAATATTTATTGGTCCAAATTCTATCTTTAGAGAAGTAGTCTCCAATTAATTGAATAGCCGCTTGCTCAACATTATCTGGAACCTCTGCCCAACCAAATTTTCCTTGGACACGATATCTGACATCTTTAATAAATGCTCCGCCTGCTGAGTCGTTTATAGATGGTGGAACCATTCCGTTTGCAGTATATACACTATTGTCTAAAAGGTTAGCTCTATCTACTCTTAGGCCAAATCCAGTTTCAGAAACAATTGGATTCATAGTCCAATTATTAACATCATTAATATTGTCTATTAACAATATGTCGTTAGCGTAAAGCTCATGGACTCTGTCTATTTTAAATGGTAGAGGCAGTATGTCTGATCCAGAACCCATAACGGTTTCTGTTCCATCATATAAATAAAAACGCTGCCCTGTGTAATTTTCAATTACTTTTCTAGCAAACTTTTCTGCCATTACTAATTCATGGTAGCTCTTATACATTGGATCTGACTGATCTGTTCCAAGACCCAAATCTTCTATTACTTCATGCAGTGATGCATATGGAGTTACTACGTCTACAAATGTTTCGTGAGAAATTTCATTTGACTCGACTGAGTACTTCCAAACCAGCTTTAAATTTTTATTTCTGCTCGTAATAGAATACGGAACATTAATTTGATATGATCCATAATCAACCTCTGACTTAGATGCAAGTAGGTCTTCCTCTATAGGAACCAATGGGCTAATTGATGGGACGATTGCTGGGTCCTGTGTAATATCGTAGATATCAACATAGACTTCGCTATCTGCATCAACTATAGCTCCACCCCAAAATATTTTTGTTGAAGCTGGGGCACTGCTATTTTTATATACTTCTGCCATTTCTAACGTTAACGTTTAGTTATAGAAGTCTTGAACTTCCTTTGGTGTCGCTAAACGGAAACCCTCCTCTGAGTCAAAGATTTTTTGAGCATCTTCTTCTGACATAGCCACAAAAGGATGATCCTTTGTAAATGTATATCCGTGGATATCATAACGCATATTTGCTCTTGTCATTCTTACAAGGACTGTATCTTCTGGCTGAGCCTTTGGATCAAATCGAGGAAGAATTTCAATTTCTTCTGTATCGTTCTCAATTGCCTGTACTGTACTTTGATATACACTCCAGGTAACGCCTTCTTCTGCTAGAGCTGCAATGATGTCTTTTTTATTTTTTAGGCCTTCTGTATCTACTGCAAAATCTGTTGCAATTATTTTTAATTCAGCTACCTTTAATGTGTCAAACGACATATTTATTTCTCCTTTTTCTAGGTCCTTTAATTATAGCATTGTTAAATTAAAATGAAAAGCCCCCAAAATTAATTGGGGGCCTTTCGGTAGTCTAATTCTTAATTAAATTAAGAAGCACCTTAACGTTCTTAACAACTACCCAAGCGTCTGCCTGCTCGATCTGAACGCCAACACGAGTATACATTGTGTACTCGATTGAGTCCTTACGTGGCCAGAAGAATCGGTAAACAGTAACATCACGCTTGATACCAATAACAACGTTATTTGGGAATGTCAAGTGGATATCTCCGTGTGAGCCCGATGCCTGTGAGTATGAGCCTTCCTGTGTCTCTGGAAGCAATGGAACTTCAACGATTGGAATACCAAATGCGTATGGAGCTACATAACCTGCTGGACCACCAAGAACTGGAACATCTCCACGGATGATGCCTGAAGCAATGTCCTGTGGGTTAACGTTCTGGATGTTCTGTGATGTTGAGTATAAGTAATCCTGGATCAAGTTTGAACCAGAA